GTAATGCCTGCCGAGGCTCCAACTACAACGCCCTCAACATCGGTAGTGCCAACGCCATTAGTAAAGGAATAATTCAAACCTCTTCCCATTCTCTCGCCAAATAATAGTCCTAAAACCGAAGCAAAATCGAAAGCTGAATCCTGCAAAAGCTCGGGAGTGTACTTCACTATGCCTGTAGAATATTTGAAAGCTTTTAATACTTTTTCTGCCCAAACAGGACTTGTGCCACTTCCAACGGCTGCTCCCTCTGCTATTTTGGTAGCTTTCACCGCTGTGTCATCATTCGTGGGTATATGCAAATCATTTCCACTGGGGGTGTCCAATATTTTGCATAATGTAGGGTCCAACATTGGACCATAATAAAGTTGTGTCGAGCTTAACTCAGCCAAAAAACCTGTAGGAATGGTATAACCACCCTCAGCTGCTGTGGTGCTTTGCTCTGTGGCTCTTTTTTCTATCTTAGTTATCAACGCTAAATCTTCGCTTGTCGCTCTTTTTAACATCAAATTTTTAAATGCTCGATTAAGCTTCTCGTGATTTTCTGCTGCCGAACCGCCGATTTCAGAACGCAAAATTTCTGCTTCTTTTGCAGCGGCTGCGCGAATCTCTTCGGCTCGCTCTTCGGCTTTTATTTTTTTATCTACTTCGATTTTTTCATCGTAAAAACCGTTAAATTGATTAGCCTCTTCTGCTGTCATGCCTCTTTTCTCTGTGGTTGCCGCTGCTGTAATGCCTTGCATTTTTACAACTAATTCGCCACTTTTTTCTCTTAACTCTTTTAAATTTTTCATCTTTTTTTTTATTAATTTATAATTGTAATTGCACTAATTTTAATTTTGCTTCAATCAGATTTTGTTCTTCTTTCGTTATCTCCGCTGGTTTGTTTTCTTCTTCTGCTGCTTCCTCTTTTTTATCCTCTTTTTTGTTTTGATTTCTTGCCTCCGCTATTGACCTGCTGCCTACTTCTGTATCTTGATAGGCTGGAAAAGTTACTGGCGAAACATCGTAAAGTTTGTCAATTTTTTCTATTATTCGGGTGTCTAGCTCTCCATTTTCACCAAAAATAAAACTTTCCTTTTTTACAGTGAAGGCAAAACTGCTCTGGTCTATGTCGCCGCTGGTCACTGAATCTAAAAGGTCAATGGCGTAGCTTCGTTTAGGTACTTCAAATTCGTACATTAAATTTCCAGTGCTGGTGTCCACCCAAACCTTTAGTGTTTTGCTTTTTGTCCTGGCCAGAATTAATTTTTCATCATGGTTAAAAAGGCAACGGATATCATTTGAAAGACAGTCGTCAAAAGCTCCTGGAGCGATTTTTTCCTTAAAATAACCTAAATCTGTTACACTATTAACCACGGCGGCTATCCCACCAATAACATTTTTTTTTCCCTCTGAAGCTCTTATCTCCAACTGGCTATTCGTATTTCTTACTTCTCTTTTCCCCATCGCTATTATTTTTTTCCCTCTGAAGCTCTTATCTCCAACTGGCTATTCGTATTCCTTACTTCTCTTTTCCCCATCGTTATTATTTTTTTACTTCTGTTGTTAACATGTTTAACGGTGTCAAATATATATCGCCGCCATCTCTTGGGTTCCAGCCCTCCAATTGGCGCACTTCATTCGGGCTCATCCACCCATTTTGAATTGCTTGAACGTACATCGCCGTTCTGGCGGCCGTATCTCCGCGCATAAGTGATTCAATGTTGAATTTTGCACTCATGTTTATTTTTTCTTTTTCTAAAAAAAGCTTTGATTTATATTCCTGCTCGATTTTTCTTACCCAGGGCGATATTGTATATTTTGAAAATTCAATCCCCTGAGCTTCTATATTTGAAAAAGTAGCGTTTTCAAGTTCTGAAATCATGTGAAGTGGCACGCGAAAAATCCTGCTTATTTCTCCGATACTGAACTTTCTGCTTTCCATTAATTGCGAATCCTGTGGATTGTTGCCTATTGCCTGATATTTCCAACCTCCATCAAGCACCGCCGTGCCATTTCCTTTTTTCATTTTATTCCCAAAAGCTTTCCTCCACCGCTCAACCATGCTGTCAGATTGCTCTCTTGTTAATGTGCCATCTTTCGAGAGGATAGCATTCACTGTTGCACCGTTCTTAAAAAATGAGTTTGCAAATTCCTGCTGCGACATTCCCAGCTCAATAACTTCATTTAATTCATCAATTGGCGAAATTCCTAATATTCCATCGCGCGAAATATTTTTTATGTGAATTATTTCATAAGCTGGATATTTTTTTTTATCTCCTTCAATTTCGTAAAAAATTTCGCTCGTTTTTTCAACATATGAAACTTTTACTGGTTTCGTTATTATATGCAAAGCCGTTGGTATTGAAAATTTACGCTCAATCCGGGCATAAGCATTTCCATATATTAAAGCTCTTACCATGAGTGTTTCTTGAAAAACGCTTGAGGTCATCCCTTGATTTGGAGAATCGTGAAGCAAATATTGGAGTGGACTTTCAGGCTTTGGCTTTCTTATTCCTGAGGTTGTTTCGTAAACTGTTACCGACATCTGCCCAATTGTTTCCGAAATAACTTTAATGCATGAATAAATTGCGGCAATTTTCATTGCTGAATCTACCGTTACGCTGGAAGCTGATTTTTCGCCAAACAGTTCTGAAATGGCGCTTCTCACTTCTTTGATTTTTTCATTAATATTCATTTTACAAATATAAAATAAAAATATAAAATTATTACAAAATTATATTATCTTTGGCGTTTTAAACGTCAAAATATGATTTATACAGCAAATGATTATTGTAAATTGTTTTTGATTTGCAACAAAAAAATCAGCGAAACAACATTCAGAAGGCGGTTAAATGCTGGTATTTTTCCTCCCAATACTGAATGTAAAAAAACGGCAAGAGGTTGGATGATTTATGTTAATGAAAAAAAAAGCTAAAGCATTATTAAGCCAATTGATTCATCATCATATATGCTGTTAGTTTTTAAGTTCCCTTTTAAAGCCATCCTCACATATTTCGCGTTGATAAGTGCTGCGACTCCATCAATCTTTTTCTCACTTTTTGCTTTCGAGGGTTTAATATTTCCGGCGGCATCCATCTCAATTTTTACATTCCCAAACATCCACCGGAGGCACTCATTGTTTATGGATAATTTGCCGGCCGTTAAATCGCTCTCAAGCTCTTTTGTTGGAGCCGAAAGGCTTAAAAATCCTTGCTGAACTGAAATTAAATTTTCATAACCTGATTGTAAAAGCATTTGAATAAGTCCATGATACGCTAAATATTTATCAAAGCCTATGGCTTCAATGTCAAAATCTTTTATGCATTCTAATATTTTATTTCCAACTATTTCATAGTCTAAAATATCTCCTTCCATTGAAAGTATCTGCCCTTTGCTCCGCCAGAGTTCATAATCAACTCCGTCGGTGTTTTTATGTATTTTATTTTCTGGAAGCCAAAATATTGGATAAATTACTCCATCATCAAAGAACAAAACAAAGGCGTTAATGTCAACTCCTTTAGCTAAGTCTAACCCAGCTGTGCATTTTTTCCCTTTATACTTCTCAATATCAAACTCTTTATAATTTAAAGCCATTAATTCTGAGGGAATCCAAACTGAAGTGCTGTTAGTCCAAAGATTTAAATTTTTTGTCTTGAAATCAACCTCTTTTGTCCCTGCTTCGTTTTTCGCTTGATTTAATCGAGTGCGCAAAAATTCTATATTTACGCTAACATTAATATTTGGGTTCGCTTTTACCCAACATTTTTCATCGTCCCAACTGTCTTCATCATCGAGAGCAAAAATCATAATAAAAAAACTTTCATCTTTTAGCTTGCCTTCTAAAATATCAGTGCCAATTTTTCGCAAGTTATAACACGGAGAATGGCTGTCAAATCCTGCCGTTGTTATTATCTGCGTGTGTGGTTGAGCTCGCGCTCCCATGCCACTTTCTAATATATTCAACATCTTGCTGTTTTTATGAGCATGATATTCGTCAACTATTGCCCAACTTGGATCAAAACCATCTTGTGTTCTGCTGTCGGCGCCTAAATATTTTATTGTTGAAAGCTCGTACATGATGGACCTCTGAAACATCTTAAAATGTTTCGTTACAAGTGGGGAGCCTTTGATTATGTTTTTTGTGTCTTCAAAACCTATCTTTGCCTGCTCCTCTTTTGTGGCTGCAAAATATACTTGGCTCCCTGTTTCCCTGTCCAATAAAAGATGAGACATGGCCGAAATTCCTGAAAGTGTTGTTTTCCCATTTTTTCGGGCTACCTCGAGATAGCTTGTATTATATTTTCGCAACCCATCTGCGGTCTTTTTCCAACCAAAAATTGAGGATAAATAAAATTTTTGCCATGGCTCAAGAATAAATTTTTTACCAGCAAAATTTGCTCCCTTCCAATGGTTGCAATGTTGGGCAAGTATCAACACATTTTCTGCTGCAATTTTATCAAAATAAAAACGCTTATCTTTTAAATTTTCCTTGTGCCGCTCGCAAGCTAACTTGATATATTTCCCTGCTGGCTGCTTGCCATTTAAAACTGATTTTATGTAATTATCCATTATCGAATAAATAAATCAAATATATCCTTTTTCTTTATTCCTCCTGCTTCGCGAACATTTATCTTGCTCCTTGACACTGGAGTAAATCCAAATTGGCTTGCTATTTTATACGCTATCATGGAACTATTGCGCCCCGCTGCCATCAGTGCCAAAATTGATTCGCTCTTATTCGGGTCTAATATTAATTTTGTTTTATCTTTTAATATTTCTTGAATTTCCCAATATCTGCTCATTTCATTGCAATAAATTTCAAACATCGGCAAATCTAAATCAGATATTAATCCAATTTTATTTAACTCATACAATTGCCTATACCAAAATTCACGACCTAATTTATTTAAAGCTTCGGGCGGAGTTGGAATATCTTTGATTGGTTTCGCCATCATCTTTTGACTTTCTCGCGTGGTATTCATTGTGCCCTGTAAAATTTTTACCGCTGTGGGTACTGGACTGCCTCTACTCATGTTTCTGATTCTAAAAAGTTGTAATTATATTGCCCCTGG